ACAAAGCAATCTACTCGCTGCCTTTGGGCGGCAATGACGTTCTGAACGCCCTGTACCGCTTCATGAACCGCCCTGATGGCTCGTACACCAGTTCGGCCGGCGGAACCGTTGCAAACGTCTATGACGGCGACGTGGACACGGTCTGCACCCAGACCTCTGCCAACGGCAACATTGCTGTCAACTACGGCCCCTCAAACCCAATTTTTATCGGGTCAATTGGCTTCCTGCCGGCCTCTAGCGGCACAAAATCATTCATTCTTGAATACTCGCAGGACAACGTAACTTGGGCGACTTTGGCCGACCTTGGGTCTATCACCGTGGTTGACAACGAGTGGATCTGGACCGACATCGTCAACGGACAAACTGTGCCGTACTACCGCATCCGGGCCTACAGCGGGACCACCCTGAGCCTGCGCGAGTGGTATTTGGGCAACAACAGCACTGAAATTACCATGTCTCGCTTGAACCGCGATGACTACACCAACTTGCCCAACAAGAACTTCACAGCCAACCAGCCGTTCCAGTTTTGGTTTAATCGGACCATTCCGCAGAGTGAGATCGTGCTTTGGCCAACGCCCCAGAACGCCTTCTACCAGATGGTTGTTTGGTACTCCCGCCAGATTATGGACGTGGGCGACCTGTACGGCGAGCTGGAGGTGCCACAGCGTTGGTACGAGGCCGTGGTGATGATGCTGGCTCACCGGATGAGCCTTGAGCTGCCCGGTGTGGACATGGGCCGTGTTCAGTACCTAGAGGGTCAGGCGGCAAAGTACCTTGCCATGGCCGAGGAAGAGGAGCGCGATCGGTCGCCAATTTACTTCTCCCCGAATATTTCGTGCTACACAAGGTGACCGATGGCCATCTTTCTGGACACCCTCGGATACTCTGACATTGCAATTGCAATATGCGATCGCTGCAAGATGAAGCGCCCGCATGCTGTGATGCGCAACGACCCCAACTTTCCGGGTCTCAGAGTGTGTAACGAAGGCTGTGCAGATGAGCTTGACCCCTACCGCCTGCCGGCTCGCAAAACCGAAAGAATAACAATTCGGTTTCCACGCCCCGATCTCCCAATTGGTGCCGGCGACAACTATCTGATCACGGGCGGCGAGACCAGCGTGTATCAGATCTCGACTGAGGGTAATACCCAGACTCCAACATCTACCGGGAACAGGGACACTATTGCACCAAACCCGCCAGACAACACGAGCACATAATGTCCGCACAAGTCACTATTTTACAATTGCCAGCGGCCGGTGCCATTACGGGCACGGAAGCGGTCCCAGTCGTCCAAAATGGCGTGACGGTGCAGACCACCGCCAGTGCCATCTCCGCCTCCCCGTCGCAGCCTTACACCTACCTGACCGTCAGCCAGACGCCCCAGTTGGCCAACAGTCGGTATGTAGGGGCAACAAATGGCTTGGCAATAACGGACGGTGGAGCGCAAGGACTCTTCAATATAACGACCACAGACGCTTTATTGTCCTTGGTCAACTCCAGCACTGGCATACAGGTTAAGACGTCCGCTACGGCCCTTACAGGCCGTTCTGTGGCCGCTTCCGGGGCCGGGTTGACAGTTACCAACGGTTCCGGCGTTGCTGGAGACCCAACCATCGCCTTGAGCGGTCAGGTAGCAAATTTTGCCAACGCCAGTTTTAACGGGCTGGTAACACTCTCAACTGCTGGCGGCATCACCTCCTCAACGATAACAGGCACCGCAAGTCAAATTGACGTGGCAAACGGCACTGGGGTCAGCGGCAACCCAACGGTTTCTTTGGCCACCGACCCCGTAATCCCCGGCACCGGGGGTGTTGTGGTTCCAGCCGGCACAACAGGCCAGCGTGGAACATCGACGTTAGGAAACTTTCGGTTTAACTCAACAACAGGCTTGTTTGAGGGCTACAACGGTGCTTGGACTGCATTTGCATCAGGCTCTGGCGTTACTTCAATTGCAACCGGCACAGGGCTCACAGGCGGCCCAATCACCTCCACGGGCACAATCAGCATTGATGTGACCGGGGTAACTGCGGCCACCTATGGCTCTGCCACGACTGCCCCTGCAATTGCAGTTAACGCGCAGGGTCAAATTACAAGTGCAACAAACACGACGATAACCCCTGCGGTTGGCTCAATCACAGGCTTAGGTACTGGCGTTGCTACTGCACTGGCGATCAATGTAGGTTCTGCAGGCTCACCTGTTGTAAATGGTGGTGCATTAGGTACTCCCTCCAGTGGCACTTTGACCAATGCAACTGGCCTACCTTTGACCACGGGCGTGACAGGCAACCTGCCGGTTACAAACCTAAATAGCGGCACCGGCGCAACGGCGTCAACCTTTTGGCGAGGCGATGGCAGTTGGGCGGTGGCGGGTTCTGGCACGGTTACTAGTGTTGCCCAGTCGTTCACAGGCGGCATCATTTCGGTGGCCGGCTCACCAATTACCACCAGTGGCACTTTGGCCTTGACTGTTGCCGGCACAAGCGGCGGGATTCCCTACTTTAGCGGCACAAGCACATGGGCAACCTCAGCGCTGCTGACGGCAAATGACTTAATGATCGGTGGGGGCGCTGGAGTCGCCCCAAGCACCGTGACTACCGGCACGGGCGTTGTGACGGCCCTAGGGGTCAATACAGGCACGGCAGGGGCGTTTGTAGTCAATGGTGGCGCTTTAGGAACACCATCAAGTGGTACTTTAACAAACACAACAGGTTTGCCAATCAGTACAGGCGTATCAGGTTTAGGCACAGGCATAGCAACGGCTCTTGCAATTACTGTCGGTTCTGCTGGTGCGCCCGTGGTTTTTAACGGCGCTTTGGGTACGCCAAGCAGCGGCACGCTGACAAACGCAACAGGACTGCCCCTGACAACTGGGGTGACAGGTATCCTTCCAATCGCAAACGGCGGAACTGGCACAATTTACGGTGTTGCTGGTGGGACTTTCTAAGGAAAATTTATGGCTCAGACAAACTACACACCCATATCGCTGTACTTCAGCACAACTGCGGCGGCAACACCGTCTGCTGGCAATCTTGTTGCTGGCGAGTTGGCGCTCAATACCACAGACGAAAAACTGTACTTTAAAAATACGGCAGGTACTGTAAAACAAATTGCAGGCCCCGGAGTGGGCGGCATCTCATACACCACCACCAAAACAGCCAACTACACAGCAGTCGCAAATGATGGTGTGCTGACCAACACAACTGCCGGGGCATTCACGGTTAACCTGCCAGCGTCTCCATCCAATGGAGATCAGGTCATCGTTGCTGATGCGGCGGGTACTTGGGGGACAAACAACCTCACCGTAGGGCGCAACGGAAACAACATAGCTGATGTGGCGCAGGACTTGGTTTGCGACATCAGCGGGGCGTCTGTTCAGTTTGTCTACAACAGTTCTGGTACAGCAAGCTGGGAAGTGTTTGCACAGATTGGCGGCAATGGCGGCACTGCTGTTACGCTGACCGGGACACAGACGCTGACCAACAAGACGCTGACAGCGCCAACCATTGCATCTGCAAACCTAACAACTGCATTGACCCTTGCTGGTGCAGCAGGTACGAATGGGCAGGTTTTGACAAGTGCTGGGTCTGGTTTGCCGTCATGGACAACGCTTGCTGCTGGTTACACGCTTGGAACTGCTGTTGCTACGACTTCTGGCACTGCGGTTGAGTTCCTTGCCATCCCAGCAGGGACTAAACAAATTGTGATGACATTTTCTTTGGTGAGTACTAACGGTACTCAAACAAAACGGATACAACTCGGAACTTCTGCCGGGTTTGCATCAACAGGCTATAGCAGTGGAGCATTTAGCGTTATTGGCGCTGGTACACCTGCCATTGTGGTTGACAGTCTTTCTAGTGCTTTTGTTATCACATCAATTCTTGCAGCAGAAACAATTTCTGGAAGTGTGACGCTAACCCTTTTAGACGCAGCAACTTATAAATGGTCGGCAATGGGCATATTATCGAGTACGTCAAGCTCTTTTATTACTTCAGGGACTGTGACATTAGCCGCTGTATTGGACAGGGTGCGGCTAAACGTAGGCGATACGTTTGATGGTGGTGTATTAAACATTGCTTATATTTAAGGAAACATCATGCACAAAATAGTATGTAACGTCAGTACGGGCGAAGTCACTCAGGTTGATTTAACGGCTGAAGAAGTGGCTGAGGTTAACGCCCGTGCTGCGGCGTATGTCCAACCAACACCACCCGCCCCAACAAAAGAACAACTGCTTGCGCAATTAAATGCTCTGTCAGCCCAAATCCAAGCACTGGAGTAAGCCATGACAACCCTATCTGACATCATTACACCGACAAACCTCGTCACATTGACGGGAACATCTACGCTTACCAACAAGACCATTGCTTTTGGTAGCAACACCCTGTCTGATGTGGCAAGTCTGTCTACAGCCCAGACCTTCACTGGCACAAAGACCTTCAGCGGCACATCATCCGTGCTTGCGATGGTCCTGAACGACACGGCAGAGGTGGCAACAGTATCAGCAACAGCGGCTACAGGCACGATCAACTACGATGTCACCACCCAGTCTGTCCAGTACTACACCAGCAATGCAAGTGCCAACTGGACTGTCAACTTCAGAGCGTCATCAGGCACATCGTTGAACACTGCCATGACTACGGGCCAGTCTGTGACTGTGGCTTTCTTGGTCACGCAAGGTGCTACTGCCTACTACAACAATGTGGTGCAGGTTGACGGTACAACCTCTGGAGTCACTACACGCTGGCTAGGCGGTGCGCCTACTGCGGGTAATGCTAGTGGTATTGATAGTTATCGTTATTTGATTATCAAGACAGGTAGTGCGACTTTTACAGTCTTGGCAAGCAACACACAATTTAAGGCGTAATGAACACCGCCTACGTTTACACACTAACAGACCCCAGAAATGGGTTGCCTTTCTACGTTGGTAAAGGGCATGGTAAACGCTGCGAGTTTCATTTAGACGAGGCTAAGTATTACACCAGCCGCAAATCAAAGAAGTTAAACAAGATTCGCAAATTGATGTCGCTTGGTTTAAAGCCGATTATTGCCAAAGTAGAAGAAAACGTGTCAGATGCTGATGCCATTGACTTTGAATGTTTGTTGATTGCCGAAATGCGTGATATTGGTATCCCATTGACCAACATGACTGACGGCGGGGATGGTGCTCAAGGATATAAGCATACTGAGGAGCACAAGCAAATGATGCGTGGGTTGTTTGCGGGTCGTATTTTTACAGAAGAACATCGTCAAGCAATGTCAAAACCCAAGTCTGAAGAAGGTCGAGTAAACATTGCCAAAGCCAGATTAACTACAACTTACAGACCATCTGAAGAAACCAAACGTAAGACTTCTGAGGCTTTAAAGGGAAGAAGTTTTACGGATAAGCATAGAGCAAAAATTAAAGCAGGTTTAACTGGTAAACCCAAAGCAAAAATAGAATGTCCTCATTGCCAAAAACTAGCATCGCCAGCAATGGCAAAGCGTTGGCACTTTGATAACTGTAAAGATAAGGAATAAAGATGCCTTTACAAGCTACCAGTGGAGCCGCCTCGTATGACGCATTCGGAGGAGGGGTTGTTGCAGAGCCAAATTATATAGAGTCGGTGTTCAGCACGTACCTTTATGCTGGTGATGGCTCATCAGCGCAAAACATTAACAATGGAATTGACTTGTCTGGCAAAGGTGGAATGGTGTGGGTTAAAAGTCGCTCCAATGCCACCACAAATGTTATTGTCGATACAAGTAGGTTTGTTAGCAGTAGTAACATTCAATGCATTTTTTCTGATTCAACCGCAGGCGCTTCTGCTTCAGCAAATGAGTTTGGGTCTTTTAATTCAAACGGATTTTCAATTCCGTACAACACAACTGCTGGATGGACAAACTTTGGAACTAGAACATTTGCCTCATGGACATTCCGCAAGCAGCCAAAGTTCTTTGATGTTGTGACGTATACGGGGACGGGTTCTGCAAGGACAGTTGCCCACAGCCTTGGTGCAGTGCCGGGTTGCATTATTGTTAAGCGTACAGACTCAACAGCAAATTGGGAAGTGTTCCATAGAGCAATACAAAGCACACCTGCTTCAAGTGCTGACTACGCAATACAATTAAATTTAACTAATGCTGCTGCTATTTCTTCTGTTTGGGATTCAGGTACACCGCCAACAGCTACTGTGTTTACTGTAGGTTCTGGAGCAACAGTTAACGCATCAGGCGGCACATACGTAGCCTACCTCTTTGCCCATGACGCAGGCGGTTTTGGCCTGACGGGTACGGACAATGTGATTTCGTGTGGGTCGTTTACTACTGATGGCAGTGGTAATGCTACTGTGAGTCTTGGGTATGAACCGCAATTTTTAATTCATAAGGCAACCACAGGGACAGAATCATGGCT